AGGTCAGGCAACTATTACTCACCTGCCTAATAATGTGGCAGACAATACCTTTGGGTATATAATAGTAGGGTAATCAACCAACCAATTTAGTCTTATGAAACTATATGTCGTACCAACCAATCATGTATATCAGTATTGGGATTTAGCAGAGCCGTTATTACAAAAAGCATTAGATAAAGGTAATGGTGAGTTTACTGCTGACCAATTAAAATTATTAGTCATACAAGGGCAACAACAACTGTTGGTGCTGATGGATGAAGATAAATGCCATTGTGCTTTTACTGTACAGTGGATTAACTTTCCAAACGAACGGGTAGCTTATATTACCTATATGGGTGGAAGAAACACTAAAGCAGGCTTTGAAGATTTTAAAGTCTGGGTTAAAAGTCATGGCGGAACTTGCATTCAAGGTTCTACCAAATACGAGAGTATAGTGAAGTTATTTAATAAGCTATACGGTTATGAAAAAAAATACACACTAATGGAGCTAAAAATATGAACGATTATTTTCCAGAGCTAGACGGAAACCAATCTATTGACAACGGTAAGATGGGTAGAAAGTTATTTAAAGGTGGTGGTGGTGGTCAGCAACAAACCACTACGTCTGAAATTGACCCTATGCTAAAGCCGTATATTTCCTATGGGTTAGATGAGGCTAAAACCTTATACCAAGCAGGTGCTCCAGAATACTATCCAGGTCAAACGTATGTAGACCCATCTGCTGCAACTACCTCTGGGTTAGAAGCTGCACAGGCTAGAGCAACAGCAGGAAGTCCATTATTACCAGCAGCACAAGGGCAACAATTAAGCTCTATACAAGGTGATTACTTGTCCGCAGGCAACCCTTATTTTGCTAGCATGATGTCATCAGCTGCAGCACCAGTTATATCAGAATACAATAAAGCCACACAAAACCTTAACAGCACTGCATCACAGGCAGGTAGATATGGCTCAAATGCTCAAGCACAAATGCAATCAGATGCTACTACTAACCTAGCAGACGCTTTATCTAGGCAAGGTGCTCAATTAGCTTATCAGAACTATGGTCAAGAACGTGGATTTCAAAACCAAGCAGTGGCTAATGCACCACAACTAGCACAGGCTGATTATGGTGATATACAGCAACTAATGAATGTAGGTAAAACACAAGAAGACTATTCAAGACAAGCATTACAAAGCGATATTGATAGATACCAATATGGTGCTAATGCTCCACAACAACAGTTAGGTAGCTACTTAAGTGCAGCTTATGGTGCTCCAGCTCCAATTAATAGCACCACAACGACTACAGGGGGTGGTAAATAATGGCTTTTCCATTTGCAATCCCTTTAGCTTTGGCAGGGGGTGGTTATTTAGTTGATAAATATGGATTTGGTGGAAACGGAATGACTGGATTAGGAGCTGGTCTTTCTGCTGGAATGATGGGAGCTGATGGTGGTAAAGGTGCTACAGCAGGAGCAGCAACTACGGCTGGAGGAACAACACCAGCATTATTAGCGTCAAAAACAGCGGCTGGTACTTTAACAAATGCTGGAGCAGTAGCTCCTGGAGTCTTTGACGGATTATCATTGGGTGCAGGGGGTTATGATGCAACTGCTGGATTAAACTCTTTAAACTCTGGCTCTAATCTTATGAGTGCAGGAAACAATATTGCTTCAGCATCTAACGCATTTACATTACCAACTGAAGTTAGCAATGTATTAGATATAGGAAAAGAATACGCTGGTAAAGCTTATGATTATGTAGACGAAGGTTTAGATGATATGTCATTTGTAGACCAAGCTAGTTTAGGTTTAATGGGGTATAACGCATTAGGGCAACAAGACCCAACCATGCAAAGAGTGACTAACGGTGAGATGTTGCAATCACAGTACCAAGACCCAAGAGATGGATTATTAGATATATCCGTTGCAGGACCAACTGGTTCTGAAATAACACAAAACAAACTAACTCCAGAACAATTAGCAATGTTAGGCTTACTATAAGGATAAAATTATGGCAATAAATTTAAATAACCTACTTAATTATGCTACTCCAGAAAGAGCGTATGCTGGTAAATTAGAAAATTTAGGGTTAATTACTGCTCCTGATTTAGAAAAGGCTAAAAAACAATCTATAGTACAAGGTCTTTTGTACGGTGGGCTTAATTACCTTGCTCAACCTAAAAATCAAAATACAGGAAGTGCCTTAACTTATGCACCTCAAGCAATTCTTGCTGGATTACAAGGGATGGAACAGCCCTTTAAAAGATTGCAAACAGACGTTTTAACAGAAGATAAACTAACAAATTTAGCAGAATCTAACAAATTAAGAGATAAGTTACTGCTTGACCCAAGAGTAAAAGGAAATCCTTTATATGAAAGTGTTGGTAGAAAAGACCCATATCAATTAGCAGCATTGTTAGCAAAAGGTGATGGAGATTTATTTTCTAAAGAAGGAGCAAGTAAATTTACTCCAGAATCTAGAGAGTTGGCAATGCAAGCAAAAGCTGCTGGCAAAACAGATGACGAAGCTAGAATGTTATTGGTAGAAATTCCCGACAAAATAAACCTTGCTGACAATATACAAAAAACATCTTATTTTGCAAAAAACAAAAAAACTGGAGATATAACTCCCGTTCATTTTGATAAAACAGCAAAAGACAGTAAATGGAGAGCTGTTATAGATGGAAAAGATGTTCCAGTTAATGATAAAATGTATGGCGATGATGGTATGACATTTATTAATATGAGTGGAGAAGGTAAATTTTTAGAAGATTTTACTCAATTTGCTGCTTTACAAGAAAAAATTGGTTTAGAAGAAAACACATTAAGACAATTAAATCGTTACGTTAAAGATGTTGGAAGCCTATCTACTGGGTTACCTAAATTAGTAACTCAATTTACTGAATCATGGAAAAACTTTGTTGACGCTAATGCTTCAGAATATACTGAAAAAGAATTAATACAAAGATTAAATGAAGGTCGTATGCAAGGTTTATTAGGGCAACTTCGTTTAGAAACTGTTGGTGGTGGTGTTATGACTGAACAAGATGCTTTAAGGATTGTTAAAAGATTGGGTGGCGACCCAGCAACTATGTTTAATAATCCTGAAGTTGTTAAGAGAGCAGTTGGTGAAATTCTTTCAAACAAATATTATTTATATAAAGATAAACTTGATTTATATAATAGCCAAATAGATAGTGGTTATGGTGCTAAAGGATTTAAAAGAAAAGATTTATTAAACATTGACCCTGATTCATTCTATGGAGCTACTTCTCCACAAGCTATTGCAGCTGAAAACAATAATGTCACAACAAATTCCTCACCTATATCTGGAATACCAATTTCTGATATTGATGCAGAAATAGAAAGAAGAAGAAAAGAAGGAGGTTCTAGATAATGGCTATAGATTTATCAGCATTTAGTAACGATGATTTATTAGCATTAAGAAATAAAGATTTATCTAAAATTTCTAATCAAGGATTAATGCTTTTAAGAAATTCATCAGACCCTACCATTCCAACTCCTAGTGCAGATGATGGTAGGCAAACAAGAGAACTTGGGACGTTTAAACGAGGTATTAATACTTTAGCAGACGTATTGTCTGGTGGAGCATCTAAACCATATAAATCAAGAGTAACTCAAGAAGAAATTTTTCAAGAATCTCCTTTAAAAGTAGCAGCAGCTATAGGTGAAGTTCCATTAAAAATGACAAGTGATTTAGCTTCAGCTGCGTATGCTGGTTTAGGGACTGCAACTGACTATTTACAAACAAAAGATTTTGGAAAGGTTGACGTACCATTTAGCCAAAGACTTCAAGAATCTCCTTTAAGATATGAACCAACTCAAAAAGGTAAAGAATATTATAAAACTGTTACTGAAAATTTAGAAGCATTGCCAGCACTTTCACAATTTTCTAATTTATCCAAAGCTACCTCTCCTAACCTTACAGCTAGAGTTAATGAAAAAATACAAAAATTTGTAAATAAACCTATGCAGGAAAAGTTAAAAGAATTTAACTTAAATGTTAATAAAAATAAAAAATATAAACAATTATCTGATGAAGGATATCAGTTTATTCCAAGTCAAATTTCTAATGCAAGAACAATAGATAAATTAAAAGAGTCTTCTATTGGAACTTCAAAAGCTGCTGAAATAGCTAAAGAAGCTAATCAAAAAATAACAAACAAACTTACAAGAAAATATTTGGGTGTTTCTGATGACACACCATTAGATTTTGATTTGTTAGATAAAATAAGAAGGCAAAATGGAAAGGTTTATGGACAAATAGATGATTTACCCGCAAGACCACCTGTAACAAAAAGAGTTGAAAGCATAAGAGATACAGGAATATTAGACTCTAAAGGCAAGCCAATTCAAGTTACTGGTAAAGCAGATGATGTTGTTATTAAGCAATATAGAGATGGTAGAGAGATTTTAGAAGATTTAAAATCTACAAGATATGACTCTACTGCTGAATGGAATTACTTTAAAAGAGAAGGTAACCCAGAAACTAGAAAAAAAGCTATATTATTAGATAAAAAAATTGAAAAATTAGAGGATGAGTTAATAGATATAGCAAACTACAATAATAAACCAGACTTAATTCCAGAGTTAAAAAAAGCAAGAACTCAAATAGCTAAAGCACATTTAGTACAAAAAGCATTAAATGATGTTTCTGGAAATGTAGATGCAAAAGTTATATCAAGGTTAGCATACGATAAAAGGTTAATTGATAAAAACATACAGTCAGTTGCTAAAATGTATAAAGGATATAAGGATATATCTGGAGTTCCCAAGTCAATACAACAACCACCATTTACTGTTCTTGATATTGGTCTGTCTACTTACGGAGTAATTACTGGAAATCCCTTGCTTGCAGTGCCAACAATTTCAAAATATCAAGCAGCTAAATATTTATTTACACCAAAAACTCAACAAGCATTGCGTTCTTCACAACTAAATCAACCAGGTCCAGAAGGGTTAAGAGGTTTATTACAGTTACCACGCTTAACTCCAAGCCAAAGAAATGTAAATGCAGCTGGATTAAGCTCGTTGCTTGCACCAAGATTGCCAGAGGAAGAATAATGTGGCAAGAACTTACACTACCCCCAATCAATTTATATAACGCACCGAAGGGAAACTAATGGCATCAACTAACCAAGTACAAGAAGTAAAAGCAGACTTACATACGCATGAAGAAGTTTGTGCCATTCGTTATGAAGGTATTAATGCAAGGCTTGCTAGGATGGAAAAGATTATCATGGCAGTATTTGCAGGCATTGTATTCTTATTAATAAAAGTCTTAATTAGTTTGGGTGGGCTATGAAAGAAACTACTGTCATCATTTGTTTTGCAATCGTATTATTATGGAGCTACTGCTATGCCATCCTTGTTCATGCGTAAAATTTTTCTTGCAATACTCACCCTACTAGCAGTGCTACCTATTAGCCCTGTCATTGCTTGTATATTATATGGATGGATTTACTAATGTTATCAGCCCTTATAGCACCAGTCGCAGCAATACTAGATAAGTTTATACCTGATGCCGACACTAAACAAAAACTAGCCTTTGAGATATCTACACTAGCAGAGAAACAAGCTCATGAGATAGCCATAGCACAGATAGCTGTCAACAAAGAGGATGCTAAAGGTGCATGGTTTCAAGCAGGATGGCGACCAGCAGTGGGATGGGTATGTGTAGCAGGATTTGCTATTAACTTTCTTGCATCGCCTTTATTACATCCATTAGGTATAATAGTCCCACAGGCTGATACTTCTACTATGTTGCCAGTCTTAATGGGTATGCTTGGATTAGGTGGATTACGTTCATACGAAAAAAAAAATGGATTAACTAAATGACAAGGCTAACGCCTCACTTTACATTAGAAGAGTTTACCTTTAGCCAAACGGCTACAAGAAAAGGTATAGACAACACTCCTCATGAAGGAATACTGGACAACTTATGTATACTAGCAAACGGAATGGAAGATGTTAGAAACTTACTTAACGCACCCATACATGTATCTTCTGGTTATCGCTGTCCTGAACTTAACGATTTACTGGGTAGCAAACGAACCTCTCAACACACTCAAGGTCTGGCTTGTGACTTTACATCTAACGCTTATGGCAGTCCTCAAATTATTTTTGCTGATATTATTAGTTCCGATATTCGTTACGACCAGCTTATTCTGGAATTTGATAGGTGGATTCATATATCTTTCGTTGAAGATGGAGGAACTCCTAGAAAGCAAGCGTTAATTATTAATGGAGAAGGAGCAATGATTTATCAACCTTCAAGAAAACAATAAGCATTTAATTGGGTATCAACATCTAAAGGAAGTAAAAATGGATATACAAGAAATATCAAAGCATATAGTTGGTAAAACGATTGATGCTGTTGATGTTGTATATGGTGAAGATAGCATGGTTATTTATCTTGATGACGGTTCTTCTGTAGAACTTATTATTGATAGTATCTATGCTAATGTGCCTGATTTAGACGATTAAACACTTGTCCTGGCTTGTCAGGAGGCTCGTGGTGAGCTTTTCTTTATGCACTTGAGGGGTAACCTACCCTTTTTATATCATTAAGGCTGTTAACAGGGAATAAGTCTTTGTTCTCTATTTCATAAAGGTCAGCTTTAGTTACAAAAATTGTTCCATTACTTCTTGTTCTTATATCACCTTCTTTATAAAAATTAGCTTTTTCTTTAAAGTTATCTTTGTCTATCCAGCCACACACAGTCAAAACATCAGAAAGTTTATTGTAACTACAAAACAAATAAGCATCAACTCCGTATTTTAATTGGCTTGCTATTAAGTTGTTAACGTAATAATTCTTTGGGTATACTTTTCTTCCCATAGTTTTTATGTCAATAGACTTGCCGTTTAAACGCATATCTACTCCACCATCAAATCCTTCAGGCTTCATTAAAGGTAATCCTAAAGCATGAAATATCATGTTCTGCCCAAGAATCCCTGTTAGCTGTTCCTCTTGACTTCCGTCAGCATGACCTCTTAATCCAATATTATTTTCTTGGTTAAATTGAACAGAGTGTGCAAACACGTCTTCATCTAAATCTAGGTTAAGCATATATTCTCCTACCTGCCATTGTTAATAAGTTATCCATAGCTAAATCTAGCTTTAACTCATAGTACATAGGCTTCTTACTGCCCAACCATCTAGCATAGACAGCATCACGTTGCTCTTTATCAAGACTGTTAATAATAGCGTTGATTGTCCTTATGTTGTCAGCGTTAGCTTTGTCGCACATATCATCAAACGCTTGGGAGGAGTCACCCCCACTTGCCATTCCTAGAGATTTACTAGGATAGCCAAGCCTATTGTTATCGTGCTTCATAAAAAAAGCCCAGTCTTCTAACAACACCATAAGGCGCTCTATCCTCATTTAAGGCTTCCTAGCATATTTCCCCAGTCGTGTGTCTTGCGTACCTGCCCTGCATTTAAAGGTTTAGGTAGTTTAAACGCACCAGTTTTCTCTAGCTTCTCTAAAACAGAAATACCAACCCCTGCATACTTTGAAATCCTTGACCTATTAGCATTAGGTTGCTTTTGTATAAAGTCTATAGTTCGCTGTTTAAACACTTCAAGTTCTTCTGCTGTGTAATTACTTCTTTGCTTGCTCATATCAATCTCCTTAACTGATGTCTACAATTCTACTAACCCACTTGTTGTCT